AGAAATTAAAACAAGGCACTAAAGTAGGTGTCGTAGGTGAATCTCACATATGGGATGGACCACTAGACCAAGCGGATAGACCTCATGGAGTAGGTTCTAGCTCAGGCGCAAATGGAATGTCAATACTAAAAGCACCAGTAAATTACAAAGGTAAGAATGCTGTTCTTTGTGCACAAGGTAAATACAAATAAACTATGGGACAACTAGCATTAAACGCTACATTTTTAGCTAAAGCAATGCCTTTAACGGCGGCTAATTCTGGAACACCAAACGCTTTACCAGCTTGGTACTTTCAAAATCAAAGTGGTATATTAGGTACGTACTTAGACTCATCAGCTATATACTGTGGGGTAATGCCTGCAGATGCAAGTATAAGTGTTATACTACCTGGAATAAACCTAGCCTCAGTAAGTGCTTTATCTTTAAGTGCTGCTGGTACTGGTTATGCAACAGCTGCTGGACTAGCAACTACAACTACTAATAATGTAGCTAGTGGCTTAACCGTAGATGTAACTGCTGCAGGCGCAATAACTGTTATAACTGTAAATGCTGCGGGATCTGGATATAGAGTCGGGGATATTATTACAGTGGTACAAGGTGGTGGAGCAAACGGAACAGCTGAAATAACAGCAATTAATGATGGAGTTCCAGTGATTGGTCAAGCGATAACATTCGTCGGATTACAAAGTGGAACAATTCTTCCAGTGGCGGTAGACTATGTAACAGCAGTAGCTGGAACTGGTGTAACAGTACTAGATTTCTTAATAGGTAGATAATGGCTAATTTTTTATTAAATAGAATTAGAGGAGTTGCTAAAACAATTACAGAGGTAAGAGAAGAACCTGGTAAAAGTAATGCAGGAAAATATCCTAATGTAAACGAGTTTGCTGGACCTGATGGAACTTTTCCTATAAATACTTTAGCAAGAGCTAAATCAGCTTTAAAACTTGCTCATAACGCATCTAATCCAAGTCAAATAAAAGAAAGAGTTTATAAAAAATACCCAGAATTAAAAAGTTAGAAATACGGAAAATAAAACAGTCGAGTCTGTGTAAAACTCAAAAACCAAACCAGGCTTAATAGCCACAATAAAACCAATTATTATGAGTAAATTTTTAAAATTCAACATTAATAACTCAGGAGCGCTTGCGACTCAAGGAGTTCAATTATTAAATGTTGGTGATGTTCAAAGCGTAGCATACGCTGTTGGAACAGGAGTATTATCAATAGTGTTAAAAGGAGCTGCAAGTATTCAAGCTGCTGCTGGAGGAGCTGCAACTGATCCTAATCAACTTGCTGTAACTTATGGAGCTAGAGTAGTTTCACTTACAGTTGCTACGACTAAAGACGGGACTGCAGGAGTACCAACTATCACTAATGGGAGTTTTTCTCCACAAAAAGCTGTATACGCTGCAATGACTGCGAATCCAGGTGGAGTTCAATCAACTGTTCAATTAGGAAAAGACGAAGCAGGAACACCAGTTCAAATGTGGTTCCAAGACTTTGCAATTGCAACAGCAACAATAGTATAAAGTTAAAATAAGGACTAAGACCGTTAATACTTAGCGGTCTTTAGATTCCTTAAACTCTAATACCTAAAAGTAACATGGCGTATAAAATGAAAAGAGGGGAATTATCTTTAGATAACACACCTGTATATCAAATGGAAACTGAAGAGGGTACTATGGGTCAAGCTAACAAAAACGGGTGTATACTCGTTGATAAAGATTTGAGCAAAGAAGAACAAGATGATGTTATAAGACATGAGAAAGTTCACTTAGAACAAATGGCTTGCGGTGACTTAGATTATAATGACACACATATGATCTGGAAAGGTAAGAAGTATGATAGATCTAAAATTGATGAAGGTAGTAAAAAATTACCTTGGGAGATAGCAGCATACGCAGCAAATAAAATTAAAGGTTAAAATAAATAAACAACAAATATTAAAATAATTAAAAATGGCATACAAACAAAATGCTGGCGGACCTCGTCAGTCAAAAACAGGAGGTGGACTTCCAGGACAATTACATAATGATGGCCCAAAGCAAATTTGGGACACAATTAAAAAAGTAGGTAGAACAGCTGTTCAGGCTACAAAAGATGTTGGTACACAAATGTTGGATCTTGCCCAACCAGATGCTAACAAATATGGTGGAGTAGGTAGTAGGAAATCTCAGTTTAAAGCTAAAGCTACAAAAGAACGTGAAAACGCTTCGTTTGCAAAATCTAGAGCTAAAGCTAAAAAAGGAGATATATACTTCAGTTTAGCCGATAGTTTTGACGACGACGGATATGGCGGGAAATCTAAGGCTCAAAAATAAAGAAGACTAAGATTAAATAATGAATAAAATAATAGCATGGCTTACAGGTGGCGTTATCAAAGAAGTTGGTAACGTCATTGATAAGCTTACAACCACCAAGGAAGAAAAACTTGAGGCACAGAGACTGATACAAGAGATATTAGAGAAGGCTGATAGTGAAGCTCAAGAACAGGTTAGTAGACGCTGGGAAGCGGATATGAAATCAGATAGTTTTTTGAGCAAGAATATTCGACCTATGGTTTTAATATTTTTAACAATAGTATTTTCTATTTTAGCGTTCTTTGATGGTAACATCGGAGAGTTTACTGTGACTGAAGAATACGTACCTATATTTCAAGTATTGCTAATGACTGTTTACGGAGCTTACTTCGTAGGTAGATCTTGGGAAAAAACAAAAAAACTAGGTGATAATAATAACAAGTAAATTAAATTAAATTAAATGAAAAAATTAACTATAATATTCTTAGCGTTTTATGCGTTATGTGGTGCTATATTAAACTTGATGCCTGGGTTGTTAACAAGTAATCAAATTATTTTTGAAAGTGTAGCTACTATTCTAGGAAGTTTATTTATATCTTGGGTTATACTAGGATCTTACAAATTAATAAAATACACAGTAATTAAATTAAATTAAATCATGAAAAAAGTAAAAGAACTAAAGACTATTGAAGTCGAAGGAGTAGAAGTGAAGACACTTACAGCTGAACAGTTAAAATCTATAGTAGATCAAACTAAATTACAAAATGACTTACTTAGAGGTATTGGGGTTTTAGAGTCTCAGAAACTAGGTATGTACTCTAAATTACTAGAAGTTAACCAAGAGGTTGAAGAAGGTAAGAAAACTTTAGAGGAAGAATATGGTCAGGTTGTTATTGATCTAGAGACTGGTGTTTGCACTCCTATCGAAAAAGAAGATGACAAATAATATTAGAAAGATCAGTATAGGTTCTGACTACAAGAATGATGCAATGCATTATGCTGTAGGCCAACAAGTCTATGGTGGTCATGAAATTTCTCATATTCTATTTGAAGATACTGATAAGTCTTATAATATACATATCAAAAAAAACAACGAGGTGTTGCCGTGGAAGAAGTTTAATTCTAACATGGCTATCTCTGTTGAATATGACCTGGAATACTAGTGAAAAGTCTATATGATTTCATTGTTATACCAGTTGGTGATGAATATGACAACGAAAAAACTATTGGAAATAAAAGCTTAATACTTAATACTAAAATTGAAAGTTACAAGTTTGTTAATAATGTAGCAGAAGTATTAGAAGTACCAACAGCTTTTAAAACCCCTATAAAAAAGGGTGATTTAATAGTTATACACCACAATGTCTTCAGAACATTTTATGATGTTAAAGGAGTTAAAAAGAAGAGTAGATCTTCTTTAGGTGATGGTATTTATCTATGCGCTTTAGATCAAGTGTATTTATATAAAAGAAGTGATGAATGGAAGTCTATTAATAATAGATGTTTCATAAAACCACTAGAATCAAAGGACGACTTAGATGTCGTTAAAGAACGAAAGCTTATTGGTATACTAAAAATAGGTAATAGTTCATTAGAAGCGCTAGGAATAACCGAGGGAGATACTGTAGGTTATACACCTAATGGAGAATACGATTTTATCGTAGATGAAGAGCGTTTGTATTGTATGAAATCAAATGATATTGTTATTAAGTATGGACATAAAGAAAACCAAACAGAATATAATCCTAGCTGGGCAGGTAGCCGTTGAAGAGTTAATCAAGGTTGCTAAAGAAAAGATAGTAGATTCGGGAGAAGATATTACAGCTGATAGATTAAAAAATGCGGCAGCTACAAAGAAGCTAGCGATATTTGATGCTTTTGAAATCCTAAAGAAGATTGAAGAGGAAGAGAATATAATTAACGATAAACCTAAAGAAGTTAAAGAAGAACAAGCTTTTAAAGGTTTTGCTGAAGGTAGATCTAGGAAGTAATGTACGATCAGAAATTATTTAAGATATTACCCAAACATATAGATTCTAAGACTATAAAGCATAAGAATAGGTATAAGAAATGGGAGTACGGTTACAATGAAGAATTCGATGTTGTTGTAATTAGTAGAACTGGTGAGATAGGGGAGATATATGAGATACAAAATCTTAAAATAGCTCTACCTAAACAATCAGAGAATATTACTAAGTTTGATTCAGATAGGTTTGAAAGAATTTCTATACCTAAAGAACTAAGTAAGATAAAAACAATATTTGATTGGGAGGAATACCCAGGAGAGTTTAAAGAAAAATGGTATGACTATATCGACAAAGAATTTGAACATAGGGACAAAGGTTTTTGGTTTGCTAACAAAGGCAAGCCTACTTATATTACTGGTCCTCACTACATGTACTTGCAGTGGTCCAAAATTGATGTTGGGAAGCCAGATTTTAGAGAAGCCAACAGAGTCTTTTTCATATTCTGGGCTGCAGTCTTGGCAGATGTCAGATGCTATGGTATGTGCTATCTCAAGAATAGACGTTCTGGTTTTTCGTTCATGGCATCCGGAGTATGCGTGGACATGGCGACCATATCAACCGACTCACGTTTTGGGATATTGTCCAAATCTGGGCCCGACGCTAAGAAGATGTTTACCGATAAGGTTGTACCCATATCCGTTAACTATCCATTCTTTTTCTCGCCGATACAAGACGGGATGGACAGGCCGAAGACAGAGCTTGCCTATCGTGTACCCGCATCTAAATTTACAAGGAGAAAACTTGATTCCAACGAAACGCTTAAAGAGATCACAGGTCTTGACACGACGATTGACTGGAAGAACACCGGGGACAACTCGTACGATGGGGAGAAACTTAAACTACTCGTCCACGACGAATCGGGTAAGTGGGAAAGGCCGAACAACATCCTCAACAACTGGAGGGTCACAAAAACGACGTTAAGATTAGGTAGTAAGATTATTGGTAAGTGTATGATGGGTAGTACCTCAAATGCTTTAGATAAAGGAGGTAGTAATTTTAAAAAATTATACAATGACTCAAACGTCGAAAACAGAAACTCCAATGGACAGACTCGCTCAGGACTATATAGTTTGTTCATACCTATGGAATGGAATTACGAAGGATACATTGATGCTTATGGGATACCTGTATTCGATACACCAAAAGAACCCGTCGAAGATCCTCAAGGATCAAAAATTAAGATAGGGGTAATTGAGTACTGGCAGAATGAAGTTGATGGTTTAAAAGAAGATCAAGATGGCTTAAACGAATTCTACCGTCAATTCCCAAGAACAGAAGAACATGCTTTTAGAGATGAAGCGAAATCATCTTTATTTAACCTGACTAAGATCTACCAACAAATAGATTGGAACGCAGATTTAAAGAATAGCGGGATAGTAACACAAGGAGGTTTTCACTGGGAGAATGGTGTTAAAGATACTAAAGTTATATTTATGCCTAGCAAACAAGGTAGATTCTTTGTTTCATGGACACCGCCTGTAGAAATGCAGAATAACGTTGTAATAAAAAACGGGTTGAAATGGCCTGGAAATGAGCACACTGGAGCATTTGGTTGTGATAGTTATGATATTTCAGGTACAGTTGATGGTAGAGGCTCTAATGGAGCTTTGACAGGTTTGTCAAAATTCTCTATGGAGAACGTACCGCCAAATCATTTTTTCCTTGAATATATAGCTAGACCTCAGACAGCTGAGATGTTCTTTGAAGACGTTTTAATGGCTTGTGTATTTTACGGAATGCCAATATTAGCTGAGAACAATAAGCCAAGACTATTATATTATTTTAAAAGAAGAGGTTATAGAGGGTATTCAATGAATAGACCTGATAAGAAATATAATAAATTATCTACAACTGAAAGAGAGATTGGTGGAATACCAAATTCCAGTGAAGATATAAAGCAAGCTCATGCTGCAGCTATTGAATCTTATATAGAAGAATATTTAGGTTTAAAAGATGATGGGAATTATGGAGATATGTATTTCCAAAGAACCTTAGAAGATTGGGCAAAATTCAATATTAACAATAGAACATCTCATGATGCTTCTATTAGTTCAGGTCTAGCAATTATGGCCTGCAACAAAAACAAGTACAGACCAAACCCTATAGTTCAAAGAGAGAAGTATAGTTTAGGTTTTAAGAAATATAATAACAAAGGTACATTATCAAAAATAATTGAATAAATGAAGATAAATACTAATTCAAATAGCGCCTTTCCAAGCCAGGTAGTACCAGACGGGGAAAAAGCTTCGTGGGAATACGGGGAACAAGTGGCATCAGCTATTGAAACGGAGTGGTTTAATCAAGGAAGAACTAATGGTAATAGATATCTTACTAGTTGGAACAATTTCCATAACTTAAGGTTATATGCTAGAGGTGAGCAATCAACCCAAAAATACAAAGATGAATTATCTATAAATGGTGATTTGTCTTATTTGAATTTAGACTGGAAACCAGTACCGGTTATATCTAAATTTGTAAATATAGTTGTGAATGGTATATCACAAAAGGAATATGATATTAAAGCTTATTCCCAAGATCCAGAGTCTGTAAAGAAAAGAACCAATTACGCGGAAGCTATAGCTATGGACATGTTTGCACAAGAACAAATTCAACTAGCAAAAACGAATTTAGGTTTAGATATGTCACAGTCTAATATACCTACAGCAGATCTTCCAAGAACTAAAGAGGAGTTAGAATTACATATGCAACTAACTTACAAGCAATCTATTGAGATCGCCGAGGAAGAGGCTATAACTACTACTTTAGCTAAAAATAGATGGGAGCTAACTAAGCGAAG